ATTTAGATGTGAACAATTTATCTTATCCAGATATGCCAGTTCCTTCTACGTTAGATGCTGGAGATTTCAAAGATTACAACAACAGAGATTTCCTTGTGAAAAAAGGATGTTCTACTGTGATCATCAAAAATGGTGCTTACACTATTCAAGATTTGGTTACGACTTATCATCCAACTGGAGAAGTTACATTGCAGTATTCTTATGCAAGAAACTTGAACATTGATTGGAATATTTCTGATGCCTACAGAACGTTAGAGGAAATCTACTTGAAAGATAAAACATTGGTTGCTGATAATCAGATTATCGATGTTGCTGGATGTATTAAGCCTAGCGAATGGAAAGGTATTGTTTACGACTTGTTTGAGGATTCTGCTGAAAAAGCATTGATCAATGATCCTTCATTCTCAAAATCAAGTTTACAAGTTCAGATTAGCACAACTAATCCAAACCGATTTGAAACAGCATTCAGTTACAAGCGTACAGGAATTGCTCGAATTGAAAGTACAACTGCAACAGCAGGATTTTAATTTTTAAAAATAAAAAGATATGGCAAATTTTGTATTCGGGGATTGCGTAGAAATTACGTGTAACCATTTAGGAAACACTTACAGATTTTCTCCTAAAGCTAACGAATCGTTTAATATTGACAAAGGAGGTGTTCGAGGTAATGATGATATGAATCAAGTTACTTCTAACGGACAAATGATGTCGCAATTGAATATGGCTAGATGGGCTATTGATGGTCCAATTGCTGTTGACCAAATTTCAGATGCGGAATTATCGTCATTGAACATAATGGCTGGTTCTCCTTCTTTAGGTGTTTGGCAATTCGCAATGATTTCTGGAGCAATCTACAGAGGTACTGGTCGTCCAGTTGGAGATATTGCAACCGATTCAAATGCAGGAACTTTAACTTTAAAAGTTGCTGGAGCAGGAATTTTAGAGAAAATTTAATTTTAAATAAAAGACAATGAAAACAGTAGTAAGTAAAGACGTAGCGTTAGATGATTTAGAAAAATTCGTAAATTATTATTCTAAGAAACCAGTTGAAAGAGCAACTTTATCAGATGGTTATCCAGATGTATTGGACGCTATAATGGAAGGGTTTTTGAGTTTTGATGATAATCAAGTTCCAAAGTTAAAATTAAAAAATCCGATCAAAGGAGAGGATTCTGGAAATGTAGCTTTAGACAGTTTGGATTTCAAAACGAGAATCAAACCTTCTGACAAAGCAAGTTTGGGTAAAGGATTGTCAATCACAACAGATATTTTGACTTACCAATTGAGAATTACAGCTCACATTATTGGTCAACCTATCGCAATTCTTGACAAGTTAAGTCCTTATGACTATGATGTTGTAAGCCAAGTTGCTTCGGTTTTTCCTTAAGGTGGATAGATGATGGGTTAGACAATGTCATTATGAGTGTTGCTGACTATTATCACTGGACACCGAAAGTAATCGGAAAAATGTATTGTGATGATTATGATTTCAACGGACTAATGTTTTGGTACAACGAAATTGTGAGAATCAATAAAGAATCAAATAAGAAAAAATAATTTTAAAAAATCCTAGTAGTAGCTTAACTGCTAGGATTTTTTTGCTAAAAGGAAGTATTATGGCAGTAGCAACAATGAGAGTGCCGACTATTTTTACGGCTGTTGATAGATTTAGCGATGTTGTTTCTAAAATGTCTAATAAGACTGCTCACTTCAGTAGAAGTGCTTCAAGCGCAATAAATAGGGTTGACCACAGATTAAACAATATGTGGGGTTCAATGAATAATATTTCACAACTTGCAATTGGTGGTGGTGTTGGAGGCTTGTTTTACTATGCTGGTAAAGATGTAATGGAGTACGAAAAGAAAATCGCTTCATTAGCAGCAGTTACAGGCACGAAAATAGGTTCAATGAATAGTCAGATTCAAAGCCTTGGAAAAGAAACAAAACGTAGCGTTATTGACATTGCTGGAGCGTTTGAGATTGTAGGATCAAAAATGTCAGAGTACTTGGATAAGCCAGAGGCGTTAAAACAGATTACAAGTGCTTCGATTATGTTGGCTAATGCATCGAGAATGGAGTTAGAACCTTCAATTGATGCTTTGACGCAAGTAATGAATATTTACAAAATGAAAGCGGAGGATGCTAACAGAATTGTAAATAAATTATCTGCTGGAGAAACTGTTGGTAGTATTAGTATTGCTCAATCTGCTGATATTTTAAGACAATTTGGCGCACAAGCAGTAACGGCAAATGTGAATATTGAGGAATCAATTGCTTTAATTCAAACATTGACAAAATCACTTGGAGTTGAAGGTGTTGGTAGAAATTTACGAAACATTTTATTTGATATTTCCTCCACAAAAACTTGGGATAAAAAGAGATGGGCGGCAATCAAAATGGCTGGTATTGATTTTGAGTATTTAACCGATAGTGCTAATTCAACTGTTGACCGATTAAGAGAATTGAAAAAATTAGCTGGGGCAAAAGGCGCAACGGAATTATTCTTTAAAAGAACTGGTACTATTGGAGCGAGAACGTTGTTTCAAAACTTTGATGTATTTGAGGACTTTTTAGGTAAGATTACAAAACTGAATGATGCAGAGGCAAAGGCAGCAAAGAACGCAAGTACATTAGCCTATTTAATTGACCGAGTAAAAGATTCATTTACCAACTTTATTGTTACTGGAGATAATGCTACAGGAATGCTTGGAGTTGTCAAAGGATTAATGGGTTGGATGATTGATAATATGGGAACTTTGGTAAACTTGGTTTTGAGTACTACAGTTGCATTTTTAGGTTGGAAAGCTATTGTTACGGTTGTTGCTTTGATTAATGGTGTTATGGGTGCTTTCAATGCGATTATGGCTGTTCATAGATTTATTGTTCTTTGGGCGACATTGACAAATGTTGGTTACGCTGCATCGCTTTGGGCTGTAGCTGCTGCAACATTAGCCGCTTATTGGCCATTACTTTTGATTGCTGGAGCATTGGGTGTTTTAGTTTACTCTTTGTGGGACACTAAATCGGCAACTGATGCAATGGTGGGAACTCAAATAAGTGGATTAGAAAAAAGCAATATGGCTTGGGTAAATTCTACTGCTGTTCAAAAAAGAGAAATTGACAAACAAAACTCTCAATTGAACTCATTGCAACCTCCAGGATTTAAAAGCAATGTTACTGCTACTGGTGGAAATGCTTTGCAGTCTTTATCTAATATGGCAAAAAGAAAGGAGATTGCAAAAGCAGAATCGGAAGCAGCTTATAAAGCAACTACTGAAAAATATTCTAAAATGAGTTCTGCTGATTTTGGTGCTATGGTTTCTAAAAATCTAGCTAACGGTAAAAGTGATTATGGATATAATAGCTACGGTACTTCTACTCCAAAAAATCTTGCAGGAAAAGTTAATGCCTCAAGTAACGGAATGAACCCTAACGGAACAAACGGAGGAACTGTTACAATTAATCTGAATGATCCAAACAAAGCTATTGAAAGCGTTTTGAATAGCAATCCAAAAGGTATAGAGGTAAAAACAACTAGTAACCAAGGTTCAAGAGGTAATTGGTGGCAACAATAAAATATTATGGAAACAACAGATATAAATTTATTTGAAACAGGAACTAGCGGAGATTTTGCGATTGTAAACGATGATTTACTAATGGCAGAATCTCTTTATCAACAAGTTTATTTGGCTTTGTTCGGTGGAAATATTGAAGCAAATACCAAAGATGCTTATTTGTTGAGTGAGGAGCGATTTGACTATTGGGGAAACACATTGATTTGGAAAAACGAAAAGTCATCTCAATTCAATTCAGAAACAGAGAGAACCATACAAAATAACGCTTTAAATAGCACAGGCAGGTTGAGAATCATTCAAGCAATAAACAATGATTTAGAGTACTTAAAATCGGTTGTTATTTTTGATGTTGATGTTCAAATTACTGGTCGAGATAATCTAAAAATAATTGTTAACTTTAGTTCCAAATCAAATCAGCAAGACAGAGTTCTGCAAATGATTTACGACAATGCAAAAAAAGAAGTTATAATTGATAAAATAATTTAAAAATGAATCAACAAGAAAAACACCCAAAAGGCTATATTCAATTAGGTAATTCGGAAGAATGTTATGGTCAAACTGAACAAGTAATAATTTCTATAAAAGAAACATTTTCTCCAAAGTGTAATGATTTAACTTCTAGGCTAAAAGAGGTTGTTAAAGAATTTAGCGAAATTGGAATAGAAATAGATTTATCTTTTAGATATAATTTAGAAAAAGTAAGAGAATTAATTGATGTAAAAATTACTTAAAATGAAACCAATTCCAAACATAACGCAATTGAATACAAACATTGCTGGAGATTTAAAAAACAAACTGAATTTATCAAATAATCCTTTGAAGCGAGTTCTCAATGCATTGGCTTTGGTTTTGTCTGATCAGTTTTATTTAGCTTACTTGTATTTGAGAGATATTCAAGATAATATTTTTGTAGATACAGCCACTACTGCTGAATTTGGAGGTAGCCTTGAACGTCAAGGATTGATTTATTTGAACAGAGGAATGTTTCCAGATTCAATTGGAGTTTTTAAACTATCTGTAGATGGAGTTGCTGGTTCAGTATTGAGGGCAAATCTAACTTTTAAATCAAACGAAGGCACTCTTAATCCTGGTCAAGTTTATGTTTTAGATTCAGAATATATTTGTACAGGAACAGCAGATGAAATTGAAGTTCGTTCTATCGGAGCAGGAGTTGCTTACAATTTGAATGTTGCAGATAACTTGACAATTACAGAGCCAGTTATCGGAGTTGATAAAACAGTAACGGTTACGGAAGTTGTAGAGCAACCTAAAGCAGGAGAAACAGTCGAATTATACCGACAAGCTATTTTAAGCGCAATTCAATTAGAACCTCAAGGTGGTTCAAGAGCAGATTACAGACAATGGGCTACAGATGCTCAAGGAGTGCGATTAGTTTATCCTTACGTTAGAGATGGCGAACCAAGTAATTTAGATGTTTATGTTGAGGCTACTTTAGTTGATTCTACTGATGGTAAAGGAACTCCAAGCTCAACTATTTTAGATGATGTCGAGGAAGTGTTGAATTATGATCCAGACATTTCGAAACCAATCTACGAAAGAGGCAGAAAACCAGCTCAAGCATTTTTGAATGTACTGCCAATAGTTTTAGTTCCAATTGATGTTCAGATAACTGACTTGAGTGATAGTTCGGCAGCAGTACAAGCAACAATTCAAAGTGCTTTAGAGGATATGCTTTACAGAGTGCGTCCTTTTATCTCTGGAGCAGATTTGCAACGAAATAAAAATGACATTTTGTATTACGGAAAAGTACAATCTGTAGTAACTGAATCTTTGGTTAATGGTAACTTTTTCAATTTATTGAAAATGTACGTTGATGGCAACGAGGAGGTTTCTTATGAATTTACTTTAGGAAACGTTCCTTATTTGAATAATTTAACCTTTGTATAGTTATGTATCAAGTAACAGAAAAAAGCACCGCATTTGGCTTAAAAACGCCTTTTGGTTTTAAAACACCATTTAGGTTTCCAAATGCTGTTTCCGATTCTTTGACGAATTTACTTTCTATTTTGGCTATTCAATTATATCCTACTGGTAGAGCATTTTATATGTTGAAAGATAGTATAATGGAAAAAGTTCATTTAGCTGTAAATGTTAGTTTTATCAGACTTTTAGAAGATGCCAAACGCACCATAGATTCTTGCTTTCCAGATAATGCAAATTTTACTGAAGATGATTGTAGTTTGTGGGAGTATTATTTCGGAATGATAACCAATACTACATTGAGCGTTCAAGTTCGTAGAGAAGCTATCTACAGAAGAATGGCCAGAGGCAGAAATGTTCCAGCAAGACAACATATAAAATACATTGAAAATCAACTGCAATTAGCTGGATTTGATGTTTATTTGCATGAAAACGGATTTATTGAAGGTGGTGTAAGAGTTTTTAAAAGACCTCAAGATTTTTTGTTCTCGCTTCCAGATAGCATACAGCACGGAGGAGATACACAACACGGAATCGGTGTTCAGCACGGAGGAAGCAGTTCTGAAATTATCGCCAATTCTCATAAAGCAAATGAATTGTTTGCTGTTGATGATGATTATCTTTGGGCTTCGTTTTTCATTAGTGGAGAGGTTTTAGGAACTTACGCTGAAGTGCCAGAAAGTAGATTGGAGGAATTTAGAGAATTAGTATTGAAATTGAAACCAGCGCATTTAGTTGCTTTCACGTTTATAAATTATATTTAAAAAAATAATACAATGAGAAAATTAAGTAGTAACGAAAACGTAATACTATCTGATCCAAATTATCCAAACGGAAGGATTAGAAATAATACTGGTACTGGAAATGGAACTCCAGTAAACGAAAATGTTTACGGAGATATACACGTCAACAAAGACAAGTTAATGGACTTGTATGGTATTGAACCAAATGGTTTGCCAGATAACGAGGCTAATGGTTATCAAATTATTGAGGCTTATAGAGCGTTGGCATCTAAAAATGATTTTATTTTACCCTTGAGTTTAGTTTCTGGAGTTTTGAGTGTTCCTATTAAGTTAGGATTTATGCTTGACAATGAGCAAGTAGTTTGTAAAGCAGGATTTGATTTAGATTCAGAAACTGAAATTAAAGGTTCTGATGCTCCAACTTTTACATTAACCATAAACGGTAGCTTTAAAGCAAATGAGTATGTTAGATTAATCAAAACTGCTTCTGGAGTTACTTTAGTAAGATTAGCTGATTCTGTATCGTTAGATGCTATGGTTTTAGCCTTGGCATATTTGAAAAAAGCATCTCAAGCTGAAGAAAATGCTGGTGCTATTGATACTAAAGCCACAACTCCTTTGACTAATTTAGTTGCGTTTATGCGTAGAGTAAACGGAGTTGATTCGGCAACATTTTTAGCAACGGCATTGGTAAATGGGTTATATCCAAAAGAGCATTTTTCAATTGTTGCAGGACTTGTGAATAAAACATTGAATATCGGTTCGTTTTCTGGAGTTGATATTGATTCTGGTTCACTTGGAACAACTTATACTGTTGCAGGAAACGTTGTAAGTGCTACCTTAACTGCTAAAGTAAATAATAGTTCAACAATAAGAGTTGTTTTGGCAAACACAATGACTGATACTAACTATTACGTTAGAATTTTTATTCAGAGTTTAAGTGCCGACATTGATGATGATAATAATATTGGAAGTGCTGTTTACAAAGTGATAAATGCTACAACAATTGATGTAAACGTAACCGAATTTGCTTCTCAAACTCAAAACTTAAAATTCGTTATTGAAGCTGTTAAATTTTAAAAATTAAAAAAAATGAGAGTATTAGGAAATCAACCATACGTAAAAGACACCAATGCAAATATGCCCTTTGGTGCTACAATTCAAAACGAAACAGAAACTCAAGAGGGAACTCCAGTAGTAGAGGAGGTTTTAGGCGATGTATTAATGAATTTGTATAGATTGCTAGAGCTTACTGGAATCACTCCTACAGATGACCAAGATAGTGACACAACGCAATATCAAATTGTTGAGGCTTTAAAAAAACTTCCAAATACGCTTAATGATGTTGAGCGTATTTTGTCGTTATCAACAACAGTTTGGAGTACAGATTTGAAATTAAGTATTTTGCCAAATAAATATTTTTTCTTTGCCAGAGCTTCAGATGATTATGATTCGGCTTTGAGTTATACTTTTAAAGGTAGCGATGCAAGTCCAAGTTATAATTTTACTTCAAGTGGTTTTTCGGCAAGTGATGAGCTTTTGGTTATTATCGATACAGCAGGAGTAAGAGCTTATTCATTGAATGTTAATAAGTCTGAAAAAGAAATTACTTTGGCTATGGGAAATCCATTATCATTCAATGATACGGCTAATTTGATGTACGAGAACAATGGAAGTGTTTATACTGATTTGCCAAGTTCAAATCAATTGCAAACTATCATAAGAAGTAACGCTGGTATTCCAGAATTGATTGTAAACGATATTTTTTTAATTCAAGGATATATACTTTGTTGCGTATTTAATCCAGTAGATGAAAGATACTTTTTTTATCAATTCAATATTGATGATTTGAGCGTTTCTGAAAACATTGATATTTCTGGTATTTTTGGAGAGGTTGCCGATAATGCTCCTTACATTTATACTGATGGAACTTATCTTTATTCAACCAATAGAGCGAATAGTTTGGCTGATGATTTTGAGTTTTCAAAATTGTCTTACAATCCCGCAACTCCAGAAATTGCTTCTGTATCAACATTTGCAATAGATAATAGTTTTGTAAAAACTTCTAATGCTTGTGTGAAAGATGGCAAACTTTATACTTTAGTTGGTGGAAGTTTAGCATCATTTAACCTTGCTACTGGTGTGAAAACAATTTTAGGAGTTTACGATTCTGTTGTTGGTAGAATATTTAATTTTAACGGAAATATTTATTTTACTTCTGGAGAAGTAGGTAAAAAATGGACTTTATAAAATGACAAGACAATCGCTTAATGTAAATACTGATGCGGTTATAGCATTAACAGCAAAATTGGAAAGGTTGAATAAAACAGCCTTTCCTTCTGCCGTTAGAAGCACCTTGAATGATTCGGCTTTCTTGATGAAACAAAAGAATATTTTGGAATCTGCTAAAAATAACATGACAGTTAGAAATCAAGCTTTTTTCAAAAGATATACTGGAGTAAAAAGGGCTACTGGATTTAAAATTAGTACAATGTATTCTGAAGCAGGATTCTCAAATTCTAACGATATTAAAGCTAAAAAGGCTTTGGAAGGAATGGAACATAATGAGGTTGGAGGAATTGACAACACAGGAGCAATGTACTTGGCTAAAGCTAGAACATCTAATACGTTGAAAAAGATGGTTAGAAAAAAAGCGAGATTTGATAAAAGCAAATTAGCTAAAGGAACAAGTAGCAGTATGCGAAAAAAGAAGTTAGCCAATATTGCTAATATGATGGCATCGGTACAAGAAAATGCTCCAACTTTTATTGAAACGTCAAAAGGTAAATTTTTAGTACACGTCAAAAGTATTAGCTCTCGGACAGTTGGAAAAAGAAAAGGCAAAATGGAAATCAAATTAGATTTTCTGATGCGTTCAAGAAAAAGAAATGTTGCAAAGGCAAAAGCGACCCATTTTAACAAAGAGGCAGCAATAAAAACGTCAAAACAAATCGAGGCATTTTACATTAAAAATGCAGAATATCAAATTAAAAAATTCTGGAAATAATGACTTGGGAAGAAAAAATTAGTGTAAACTTAAAAATAACTACAGGCGATGGAGAAGAATTTTTTCCGTTGTGGCGTGGTGCTGAAAAGGAAAGAGAATTTAATACCTCTGAATTTGATTTTATCAAGGTTTACGGAACTTTGGTTGATAAAAAAATGCCTAGAGGAGCGAAAGTAAATTTAATTTTTTCTTTTGATGGTGCAAACCATATTGAGATGTCCGATAGATTTGAAACTGCTTGTGAGGACCCAAGACAATGGATTGTAGAGCATCCAGTTTACGGAACATTGAAAGGACAGCCTTTGAGTATAAAGCGTGATGATAGTTCTTTGAATATTACTACAATTACAGTTCCATTTTTGGAGAGTATTAGTCCAGATTATCCATTTTCAAATTTCTCTACGAAAGATAATACAATGGATGCTCACGTTAAAACTATGTATGCTATGTCCATTGCAGGAACTACAAATGTAGATTTTGCTCCAGCGGATATTACAAAGCAAACAGAAACTTTACAACAGATGGGGGCTGATTTGGAAACAGTTCAAGATAATAATACTTATGCTGATTTTCAAAATGCTTTGAATAGTGGATTGAAAGCAATTGATAATTTGTTGGCAGAACCATTGAATGCGATTCAAACAGTTC